TTATCATTTGGAATTACGGAGCTTGTTCTATTAGGTATAATTAATTCTGCTCCTTTTTCGCCAACTACATAAGGCTTGTTCGCTTGCGCCGTTCCGCCCTGAGCTAAGAACCCACCAAAGAAGCCACCTATACCTGTCATAGCTAAGGCTTTTTTAAACGCAAAGACAACCGCCATTTTAGTTGCTACTGCTACTAAGTCTGCAATTACTGATCTTGCAAAATCTTGAAATTGAAATTTACCTGTTTTAACAAAATCTGATATTGCGGTTTCAAAATTTGCAAAAGCTTTTTTACCAACCTTTTCAAATTGTGTCATAACATCTAAGCTATCTTGTACTGTACTTGTAAAACCTTTTTTAAAACCAACAAAAGCGTCTTTAAATAATATTTTAAATTTATCAGTAAGTGTTAATGTTTCGCCTGTAACTGAATTTATACCTAAAGCTAAATCATCAGCGCCGTCAGTTGATTTAACCATCATAGCTTGTATTTGACCCAATAATACTTGTAATTCCCCTGTATCTAATCGTCCAAAATGTATCTGATCAAATTTTTTATTAAATGCGTCAACTCCATTTTCTACTAAAAAACCTAAATTGCCAATTAGTTGACCTAAGTTTGCAAAAAATTCAGTAATATGAATTAAATTATTAGCAAAAGATTCTATTGCTTGCGTTCCTTTAATAGCAAAATCTATAATGCCTCTAGCTCCCGCTAAAGCAAATTCCTCAATACCGCCTTGCGTTTCTCTAACAGCGTCTAATAATTTATTTCTAAATGCCTCAGTTATTCTAGTCATAGCGGGCGCTAATGCGCCAACTATATTGTCGCGTAAACCTGTAAAAGTAAATTTAAGTCTAGTCACACTATCGTTAAAATTTTCAACGCCCTTAATTGTTTTTCTACTTAAATTATTTCCAAATAAATCTGCCTCCTCACGAAATATTTGCATTTGTTTACTACCGCCTTCTAATGCGGGTAGTAATTCCGTAGCTCGACCACCTAATAATTTATATGCAATAGCGGTTTTCATTGTGCCGTCAGGTAATTCTTGTAACTTATCAGCAATTAAACCCATGATAGCCATTGTATCATTTTGTATTGGTAATAAATCTGCTTGCGAAATTCCTAATGCTTTAAATCCGTCTAATGCCTCGCCTGTACCTTTAACAAGAAAATCAAATACACCCTTAGATACTTGCCTAGACGCTTTAGCAAATGTTTGTAATTCTACGCCTCCAATAGCTGAGGCAAGACGCATGGCTTGTAAATCTTTCGTGGCTATTCCAAGTACCTTAGACATTTTACCTAAGTTATCTATGGAGCTTAAAGATTGTTTTATTAATAAACCAATACCCGCTACACCTACTAAACCTACTAATGCTGTTTTAAAACTAAAGACCGCTCTAGTAACACCTTTTAATGATCGACCAAGTAAAGCAAATGCTTTCTTAGTTCTATCCATAGCGGTTATCTTAAAGCTTAATCCTTTACTTGCGACCATGTTTTAAATTCTCTCTTTTTTGTTTTTTATCTAAATACAAAAAATAACCTAACCAAAGATTAAACTCCTCGTCTGTTATTTCTAATATTTCGCCTACTGTTTTATGTAAGCGATCCGCTAAGGCTATTATGTTTTGTGTAAACGGATCGCTATTTATTTTTTTTCAAATTCCTCAGGGCTAGTACCCTCTATAATTTTAGAGCCAATTTCTAAAACTATATCAGAATCATAACGGGTCATAAAATCAGGTTCATCAAATTGATCCCAAATCTTTTTATACTCGTCCCCGTTTTTCTCATGTGATTTTAATATGATTGCATAAACCATAGCTTTAAATTCGCTTTTTTGATAACGCTTATACAGTTGCTCTTTTTCTCCAAGAGTAAAAGGTTTAAAATAAAGAGTAATTGGTTTTCCTTCTTTATCTTTCCACTTATCAACTGTTATGTGTTGCCATTTTT